TGAAAGAGTCTATACCGCACTACTATAGTGTATGATTGCATCCCAAAAGGCGACATCGATCTAACTTCTGTTAGACGTAGGTCCAGCAAATACTGCATACATGAGTATGAAAAGGTTTGTCCTGCAATCTATTCTCATAAGATGAGATAAGATATTATGTAGATTGCCCTAGTAATAGGGTGTCTATGGTGTGTATTGGGTTAAATCCCCAGCGAAGATCGTCTATTTGTAAAAACAATAGAGGTATCTTCCCGGTTTTTAACTTTAATATCCATTATTCCCTTTCGCATAATATCCGATGGTGCTAGAAAGGATGATGAAATTTAATATTTCATTATCAAAAGTCCTAGATGCTCCGGCGCTTAGTGCGTCGCAACCAGTAGGCACAATTAATAATTAAAACAATGAATTTCTTCACTATTTCTAACATCAAAAAGCCAATGGCAAGAAAAGTTTGGATATCTCTTAGAGATTTCCGACCTTATATTGTCATTGTGTATTGATTGCTTGGTATAAAAGATATTTCAAAGTCATTAATCCAGTTTGGTGATCGTATCCAGATCTTAGTTAAAAGATCAGGTTTTAATTTCGCACATCTTTATTTAAAAGAATGTATGAGATTAACTATTCGATCACTTGCTGGACAACCTGACAAATGTATGAAAATACATGTAAAGGTTGATATGAATGGGCTACCGAAGATTATACCATATAATTTGAGGAAGGTCCTTCTTTTAAAAGGAGGAAATCTTCAAATATACAGGAATAAACTTATCGGTATCTTAACACTTCTTAGTATATTTAGAGTGTTTCCCACGTGTCCAAAATTGAAATTCGATACTATTACTGATCCATTCAAGGGTTCGATTAGAACCTTTGATAAATCATTAGTACGAAGAGCTCTTAAGGACCTTGGGATTTTGACAAACATATTGAAAGATCGGAAGTATAAAACTACCCTTATAGGTAGTGAATCTTCTGGTCCAAATAGTTACAAAGCAGCATGGGGGTCATTAATAGATGCATTAGCATTTATTCATAATCCCCGGCCAATATTTGAATTTTGTTTTTGAACAAAATCGTATTGAGTTTTATGCTGATTAGTGGCTATCTTAATATTGTTTGCCCCTCTTTATTTTATTATTTTACTTTATAGAAGGCGGAGAGCCGTCCTAGGACGACTATCCGTAGTTTATGATCAAGCAGGTAAAGCTAGAGTTGTTGCGATAACCAATTACTGAATGCAGTTACTTTTAAAACCACTCCATAAACAGCTGTTTTCTCTTTTGAGAAGAGTTGATATGGATGGTACTTTCGATCAAGAGAAGCCCTTAGAAAGGCTTATATTTCTTCATAAAATGAAGAAACTCTTGGGAGAAGAAAAGCAATTGTATCATTGTTTTGATTTATCTGCAGCAACTGATAGACTTCCACTACAAATCCAGATTGATATTTTAAATCAACTTGGGTTTTGTGGTGATGCTTGGGCTAAACTATTAGACATCCCATGGACGTACAAGACTAGATCTTTTAGATATAGTGTTGGACAACCCATGGGAGCGTATTCATCGTGAGCTATGCTCGCCATTACACATCATACTATTGTTAAAATATCTGCCTTACAAGCAGGTATACAAGACTTTAGAGATTATGGTGTGTTGGGAGACGATATCGTTATTTATAACGATAAAGTCGCCGAAACATATCTTGTTAATATGCAACTCCTTGGAGTTGATATTAATATGAACAAATCTGTTCAGTCTTACGACTTTGCAGAATTTGCTAAGAAATGAGTCGGTCATGAATGTGATATTTCACCTATAGGTCCAGGATTAATCCTGCAATCTATACGAGATAAAACTTTCATATCCAATGCTATATTTGAACTTCTGAGAAGAAATGTTCATAGCTATAGTAGAATGTTTGATATCATCCGTGCTAGCCCTAAGTTCATTAAGGTTAACATGAATGAAATCATGGGTGGATTGTTTGCATCTTCTATAAGATGTTACACACCGGAGCAATTGAATGACCGATCCAAAGATCGGGCAAGAAATTGACTGTCTGGAGTGTGTAATAATCCGAGAATGGATGATTCTTGAACGATCCGAGAGTTCTTTAGATATAGAACAATCAAATCGCTTAAGTCATCTATTCGAATAGGTAAT